GTGTACCAGTGATACAAAGGTAGTTAAGTTTCCAATTGCTAGCGTTTTACGTGGTGAAAACATTCCAGTTTCAGCAACAGGTGAAGTGAAGGAATGGTTGACTAAACAGCGTAATGAATACAACGAAGCTTTTGAAAAAACATGCGATCAAATGGTCGAAGGATATTCATATCTAGGTAAGCCTGGATTGCGTAATCGCATTAAGGCGCTCGATGATATGCTTAATGAGTTAGTACTTTACAAATCAAGTAAAGCTGCAGCACGTAAGCCTCGAGTTAAAAAGCCTAAGTCTGCAATTAAGCAAGTACAAAGGTTGAAATACTTAAGTGAATCAAAGGACCATGCTATGCAATCCTGCGATCCTACACGAATCATTGGTGCCAATACATTCTTTGCATTCAATACTAAATACCGTAGGCTTACAGTCTTTAAAGCAAGAAGTCGTGATGGCTTTACTGTAAGTGGTACATCAATTAAAGACTTTGACGAAAAGACTTCCTTTGCACTTACATTACGTAAACCACAGGATTATCTTCCAATTATAGCAGCTAAAACTGAAAAGCAAATTGAGAAAGCGCTCAACGAGCTCAAGACAAAGCGTAAATCCGCGAATGGTAGGATTAACCAAGACACCATTTTAATAAGAGCGCTATGAGTAAAAAACAAGCAGTGGTAATTAAGCCATCAATAACAAAAGAAGAATTACGTTTACAAGTTGAAAAGCTAGTTGCACACGATGGTATGACTTATACTGAATCAATTATTGAAATTTGTGAAAAAAAGGAAATTGATCCAGAAGATATGGCTAAACTAGTAAAAGGCCCATTAAAGCTTAAGCTTGAAGTAGAAGCTATGGATCGAAACATCATTAAGCGTACTACAGGTTCATTATTTTAAATGAAAACAATACTTTCACTTATACTTTATTATATTGGATACATCATCGCTTATTTGTTTCTTCGTTGTGATTTTATAGCTTGGTTTTTGTATAAGCCATACAATAGAATTATGACTCTCTCTTCTAACCTCGACGCTGAACACAAAATTTGGAAATGACATCGAAATATAATTTCCTAGATGATGGGAATAACACTATTAAAATATGGGGTCTCAGAGACTGGCTGTCTTACTTTGCCCCAAAACCCTTAAGTTATATCGGTCACCTTTGGGATTGGATTCTACCTAAGTACAAATACAATTGGTATGATAAAATCAGATGCACACTTAATCCTCGTCAAAAATGGATTAAGAAGCATATCGAATATAATCAGTGGTGCGATAAAGTCGAACTTATTCCAAATTTTCTTTTTGGTTGCGTAATTCATTTTGTCGAAGATGAAGAGTGCTACGAAAAAACTGATTGGGAAGGAAGCAGCGAAGGACACTGTGAATTTTCGAATGGACTAAAAGAATGTTACGATTACGTTAAGGTAGGACGACCTACTCTAAAGAAAGAACTCGATAAAGCTTGGGAAAATCTACCAAAAGAAGGTCTTTATTCAGAAGTCTATAAAGACGTAAATTTTATTGAAGAGGAGATTATTCGGCTTGATAAAAAGTATATGGTATGGATAACCGAAAATAAAAACTATATGTGGACATGATATTATGAGAAAAACAATGCGTAACATACCAGACAATTGGGTAGTAGTAAAAGTCGATGAAGATTTCTATAAAGTTCTTGCAGGATGGAGTGGAGGTTATCTCGATGGTGACTGCTGGAGACTTAATAGCGGTATCTCTAAAGTAAAAGATGATGGAGACTTTTGGCTATTCATTGGTGAAAGTGGTAGTGTTTATCAGTGTCATAAAAAAGGCTATGGTACTAGAATGAATATCGCAGGACAAGTGAAACAGTTGAAAGAACTTGGCTGCGAATTAATGCCTGAAGAAACAGATTGGATGAAATTAGTATAAAACCAAACAATAAAATTATGAGAAAAATAAATGGTATTAAAGTAAATGCAGAATTAGATGATAAAGCCTTCGCTGTTGGAGATTTTATTCAGCAATTAGGCGAGGTGCAAGAACAGAAGTTTGAAGCTCTTTGGCAAGAGTGTAAAGAGAAAGAATGGGTTAAAGGTATGGACGAAGAGACTGCAAGAGATTGGCTTTTTGATTATGTCTTTAATGGTTGGGAAACGGACAGTCTTGGCTTTCACAAAAGCTTTAGCGAATACTGCGGAGCAGATTGGGAGTAAATTATGTCGGAAGCAATAATCGATAAGATAAATCAAGTTTGGAAAGATGCATATGGTGATGAAGCGGTCTATAAGACTGATGACCATGCATTATGTGCACGGGTTCAATCATTAGCAGATGATCGAGCGTGCTGGTTAAGTAACGCAAGGGTATTGCAGAAGGAATTGAATAAATTGAATAGTTTACAAAAGAACTAAACTAAGGTATAATTACATTATGAAAATAACAATAACACACTACGACACAACCCATTCGGTTGAAATAAATAACGATGCGGTTAATGCGTTTGAGGCTTTTGAATATGTAAGAAATCTTCTTAAACAAGTTTATTCCGCTGAAAATATTGACGATGCTATTTGTGATGTGGCATTCAATCTAGGTGCGGTTTGGCCAAATGAAGAGAGTGATGATAGGTTTGAAAAATATGAATCATACGAAGATGAATCACAACAAAAACTAAATTTTAATTAATGGACGGATATCAAACATATCAAATCTACCAATCTCTTAAGTTACATTTTACTTCTGATTACGATGCAGTGAAGTATAACTATAGAACCGCGGTTAAGCGTGATACGTTTGAACGCCGTCGCGATAGATACTTTTTTGAGAAACTTTCACGAAGATTTACCAAGGAAAAACTAATACACTACTTTACGTCTAATCTTATTCAAAATCCAAGTGTTTGGATTGGCGATATGTCTGATAAAATTTATAGTGATTACGTTGCACGTTACGATAAGTTAACGTATATGCTATCACAAGATATGAAATTTATGTCTGAAAAAGGATACTCGTTTAATCAATTATGCATAACCTCTGATAACAACACCACAAATCCGCTTTTAGAATCACTCAGGACTGACGAGATTCAGATTGAATCTGTGGTGCTGGTAGATATAATGGTTAATTTCCTTGGCCGCCTGAAGAGTGATTTGAGTGATCCTCTAGGTATAAATAAAGACTTGATCGACTTACTATTAAAATATAAGTCAATCATGACACAAAATTTACAAAATCCACTGCCACGAGCTAAACTAAAAGAAAAGCTATTAAATACCTTTACTAATTAGTAAACTTATGGTAGTATAGATCTTGTAACTAACTAAAACTAAAATACATTGTTAATACATTGCAAATACAAAGAAAGATAAAATAATTATGTCGTTCGCAAACCTAAAACAAAATCGCGATTCAGCGATTTCAAAACTAGTGGCAGCTTCTGCTACTAACACAGAAAAGAAAAGCTATGGAGATGACCGTATGTGGAAACCTACCGTAGATAAAGCAGGAAACGGATACGCTGTTATTCGATTCCTTCCGGCCGGAGCAGGTGAAGACTTGCCTTGGGTTCGTTATTGGGATCATGGCTTTAAAGGTAGCACTGGTCGTTGGTACATCGAAAAGTCTTTGACTTCTATTGGTCAACAAGACCCGGTGTCAGAATTGAATTCACAGCTTTGGAATACAGGCCGTGATGAAGACAAGGAAATTGCACGTCAGCGTAAGCGTCGTCTACACCACGTCTCCAACATTCTTGTTGTTTCTGATTCTGCTAATCCTGAAAATGAAGGTAAGGTATTCCTTTACGAGTATGGTAAGAAAATCATGGACAAGATCATGGATGTAATGCAACCTCAGTTTGCTGATGAAACTCCAGTCAATCCATTTGACTTTTGGGGTGGTGCAAACTTTAAGCTTAAGATTCGTCAAGTTGAAGGATATCGTAACTACGATAAGTCTGAATTTGATGCACCTTCTGCATTGTTTGACAGCGATGAAGCACAGCTTGAAGCGGTATATAACCAACTTCATAAGCTTAGTGAATTCACTGATCCAGATAACTACAAGTCATACGCTGATTTGAAGAAGAAACTCTTTGAAGTAATTGGCGAAGTAGATGTAGCAAGTACATTTACTACCGAACAACATATTGAGTTGAATACAACTAAGGAACCGGTGACGCCCAATTCGGTTGAGTCTTCAACGGAAGCGGTAGCCCCGACAAGCTCAAGTGAAAGTGATACAGGTGAATCTGATGAAGATACGTTATCGTACTTCGCAAAACTCGCCCAAAGTTAATTCACTGGTAAGCAAGTCCTAAGATTATAGGGGTGAGCCAATTCCTAACGGTTCGAGAGGTGGTCTTAATTGGCCACCTCTTTTTTAGTACGCAAAAGAGTTAGCAGTTCTATCAATTAAACCGCTATCGTTATAAGTTACGCTTTCGACCTTTGGAGCATTTGTTGTTCTTGAATCCACGATCGCGTTTGTCATCGAAGCGCGATTTGCTTCAGATTGTTCTCTGCTTACGTCAGCAGTTTCAGTTACTACTCTATGAATAATAAGACCTGTAACTTTATCAAGTTTTTTGAAGTCGATTTTGTCCAAACCCTTATCAATGTCTTTAAGCAAATCGTGTATTGCATCACCAGCATCTGAAATTTCTGCTTTAAATCCGGTTTTTAAAGATTCACTAATTTGTTTTAAAATTACAGGAATTTTTTCTAATGGTGCAATACCTCGTTCTAACGAAGGCCCAAGATTGGCAATTTCTTTCAATTGTTCAATAGGGCTTTCAGCACCAAAAAGTTTGCTAAATCCTTCGCCAATCGATCCTAATATTTTACCAATTGTTCCACCAGCGCCAAACGCTGCAAGTGATGCACCAACTGCAGTAATACCCGCGGCAACTGATAATAATGAAGCGCCATCAAGTGCACCAAGTTCTTGAATTTCAGTACTAATTGTCTGTATAAGACCTCCTATACTAGAAGTCGCTCTTTCAAACGCTGTTACTAGTACATCAATTGTTCCACCAATAAACCCTTGAACAATTTCAGAAAGAGAACCAAAGTTAGTAATTAATCTATCAATGAAATCATTAATGATTGGCTGAAATTGTTTAAGCGCTGGCATTACATGCTCATTTAAAGCAGCACCAAACATTTGAAACGCTTTTGCAGCAGGTAACATTGCAAGTGCCAATACACCAATTGCAGCCGCGCCAATTAATATTGCAGGTGAAGCAAAACTTAATGCGGCAGCTGCAACGGTTAAACCGGCTAATACTGTTAGTCCTACTTTAACAGCATCCCACGTTACTTCACTAAATTCTTGAAACGCCTTTGCTGCAGGAATTAACGATGCACCGATTGCAGCAATTGCTATAGCACCTTTAATTACTCTGCCAAAGTTTTTACCAACTGCAGCAAATCCAGCACCAATGCCTTTAACTAGACCACCAATTCCTGCACCTAAACTTTTTCCAATTTTACCAAGTGCACCAACACCACCACTTGCTTTTACATCACCTCCAGCTGAAGGCGCGCCAGACATATTTTCAATAGACTCTGCTATTCGTACTAATAAAGCCTTTTGCTCTTTACGCTTTTCAGCATCTGCTAAATCATTACCCTTTTCCATTGGTGCAGATGCATTAATCGATGCAATAGCGTTTAAGGTATCGTTACCAATTTCAACCAGTTTATCGAATTTTGTGGTAAGTTCACCCCTTAAACTATCAATAGCCTTTCCAAGTCCTTGAAGAGATTTTTGTTCTTTACGATTTTTAAAAAAGTTACCAATGCCGCTAAATCCTTTTTTAAGAAAATCAAATGGTGCTGTTAACGCCGATTTAATTCCTTCAAAAGGAGCAATGATTGTATTTTTTAGTGCAGCAAATGGAGCAGTGATTGAAGATTTTAAAGTGCCTAAAGAGCCTTTAATAGAATTACCTAATTTGCTTAATGCAATAGATGTAGTTTTCTTATCGCTCTTTGAGTCTTTACTTCCTTTTTTGATGAGGCCTTCAATATCTTTTAACTTATTGACTACA